AGTCAGTGCACTCGGAAAAGCATTAACTAAAAAGTTTCCTGCATTTGTGGTGGAAGACCCATTCAACAGTAACGATATGATTATGCAAGTTCCCGTCAAACTGTATGACACCACATTACTACGCAGTCAGGAGACAGCTGTGCAGTGCCTTGAGCGTGTCAAGGAGCTCTACGACAACTGGATCACTCCAGGCCATATTGAAGGCCCTAACACGCACAATATCAGCTTAACCATCAACTATCATGAACATGAAAAAGAAGCCATCAGGCGGTGGATGTTGGAAAACAGAAATTCTTATTATGGTATTAGTCTTATTCCATATGATGGGGGTGACTATAAATACCTGCCTTATAGCCAGCCGCCGCACCCTGAGGTATTTGAGATCCTTGATAAGGCCTTCGTATTAATCGCTGAAGACTTCCGCTTTGAAGATATTAAAGAGCGTAAGGACAACACAGACTTCAAGGGAGAGGTTGCCTGTGCCGGAGGCGCTTGTTCTTTAGAAATCTAATCCCTTCGAATTCGACGGGTTTAGCTGATAGCTAAAAAAAGGTCTGGTTTTCCCTTTCGGGAGCCAGACCTTTTCTATTTATACCGACTATCTTTATCGAGTGATCGTGTACAACTTAATTAACCCCCTCCAAAACAGTTTGTGCTGCTTTGCCTTTCCGGCCGGAGTATGTAGAAAGTACCAACGTCTATCGACAGCGGTATACTTTTCTGCGTTGTCCGTAATAGCCAATCCAAGATCCCCCCTGAATTCAGGTGTATCTGGATTTTCACCTGACTGAAACCAATGCCGGAACATGCAGCAGTTTTGATCCAGTTTCATTATCTCTTCCGCTATCTGAGCTGTTTTAAGATCGACCCGTCTGTTGATTTTCTCGTCTACAGCTACTGACAGGTAGCTCACAACTTCACCATCCAGTGGCCGTGCACCATATTTACTCGTCAGGGTCACGCATCCTTGGACACTGTTAATCCTGTCAATGTACTGCAATACCTGATTATCAGGCTGCCAGAAGGTGTCCGACTGTCTCTTGCATTTCTCAAGCTCAGCAAGCACATAGTGCTTGTGTCCTGGTGTCAGTGGTATGTTCATAGCCTAATAGGTTATTGGAGGCTACTCCTCTTCTCCTCTTCCAAACATGTCCTCCCATTCTTGGTCCGTAATACCAGTCATTATGAACTCTCGTTGGCCGGGAGTGAGATCTGGGAATACGAGCTGGATACGGCTCCCGTTCTGCCATTCGATAATTTGCGCCGGCGTGATGGGCAGATCTACTGTGTTGATTTTGCCAGAGATTGGGGATTTTCTTGTGATTTCCATATGTGTAGGTTAAGTAAAGACTATTAAGTTAGTCATAGTATTATCCCAAATTATTAACTTGTTGTTGTGGGGGGGTACATGTGTGTAGAAAAGTGAGCTTTGCCTAGACTTCGTAAAGAAACTGGCGTATTTTTTGGTTATGAGTATTGCAACTAAAACAGGAGATAAAGGTACAACTGGCATGCTGTTTGGTGCCAGAGTAAGTAAATGTGATCAACGTATCGCAGCGGTTGGAGACATTGATGAGCTGAATGCTTCGCTAGGGCTTCTACGTCGTCAACTGTGTCGTGTAACTGAATACGCCAGCAATTTAGCCTACATTGAAACAGTTCAAAGACAACTTACATGGTTAATGGGTGAGGTGGTGACTGAGCCTGAAAAGCGTGCCGAGTATGTAGGGAAGTATCCATACATCACAATGGAACACTTGGAAGCTATGGAAGATGTGCTGCACAATTATGAAAATAGTACTAACACAAAGCAGTCTGACTGGGTTATGTATGGTAGTAGTGATATTGGTGCGTTATGTGACTTTGCAGCTAAAGTCTGCAGAAGAGCCGAGCGTTCTTTCTTGGCTGCAAAAGATATTGAACTTCAAGAAAATATTGATTGCCAATACCGCCCATTAATCACTATGTATATGAATAGGTTGAGTGATCTGCTGTATGTAATGGCCAGATACTTCGACTTCGTAGAAACACTAAAGTAAAAATATGAGCACAAATAACAAAGCCAAAAAAGATATGGTAAATAGGTTGCGCAGTCTTCGTGCCAAGATTAGCGATATTAAGGATTTCCTGAAGCCTGCAGCTAAGGAAGAAACCTATCGTGAAGGTTGCTGTGAATGCGGTAGCCCTACTTGTATGTGGAACAAGTACGACAACGTTGAAGACAGCGACTTTGAAATCAAGCCCTCTGACGATATTTACGGAGAAGCAGCGTTCTCTGATATGAGTAACGTCATCTTTGTCCCAGGGACAGATACAGACGACACCAAGGTGTACATCAATGATACTGACACGCAACTTCACGGAGTATCTAAAGCCACACTCAAATACGACGCAGAGTTAGGAATCCCTATCCTTAAACTTGAAATTGTCGCACCGCAGATTCGACGATAGCTTCGTTAAGCCTAGAGTATAAGCCAGTAAACCAGCCCATAGTCCTAGTGATTATGGGCTGGTTTTTTATTGCACTATTTAGTATAATATATGTATGGCATTTATACTACTCGTAGCTTTTTCAGCTTTGTTTGTCGCAGGATGCGCCGCTTTTTTTAGCATAAAAGGGTTGATCGTTCTGTTTTCGGGGAGCGCGCTAGCTATAGGAATTATGGCTAGCTCGTTAGAGATCGGTAAGTTGGTAGCCGCTTCATTTTTACACACTCACTGGAAAAGGATTAATTTCCTACTTAAGCTATACTTATGTGTAGCTGTTTTCGTGTTGATGTGTATCACCAGCCTCGGAATATTTGGATTTCTTACAGGAGCATACCAAGTACATTCCGCTAAGGTAGGTACGTTTGACACGCAGATCACTGCACTTGTTAACGAGAAGACAACTATAGACCAATCTATCCTTGAACATTCCACTAGAATCAACGCACTAACAGAGATTCGCGCAACTCAAGAGCTTCGTGTGCAGACTGCCGGTAACTTAAAGATACCTAGAGACCAGGCATACAAAGCAATCACTGAAGCTAATGACGAAATAAAGAAAAAAGAGGATGAAATTTCTCAAGCTAGAGAGAAGAGCATCGCTATTGAAAAAGAGTTGGCGACTTTAAAGATTACGTTAAACACTACTACAGACATAGGCTCTTTTAAGTTTATAGCTGATGCTCTGCATACTTCAGTAGATACTGCTGTGCAGTATTTCATATTCCTGCTCATCTGTGTCTTTGACCCTTTGGCTGTTACACTGGTGCTGGCCTGGAACAACTTAACAGCTCACCGTGTAGCCACTAAAAAAGAAGAGGAAGAGGCTTATTTGCGAGGCCTGGAACAGTTGCAGTCTGCTTCGGTTGTTCCCGCTGTGGCGTTACCTGAGGAGCCTTCTGTGGTTCCTGTGCAGGGCTATCATTCACCTATAATCGCTGAAGCTATCGAAAGGGATAAGACTATTGAGCAGCCTGCTGTACAAGTTGTCGAGGAGGTCGCCACGGAAGAGCTGCAGCTTGAGCCAACAGCAGCCCCACCTATCCAAGAACAGGAAGGTGAGGCTGCAGATATTATTGAAGCTAAGAAGGCCCTTATTATTCAGGCCCGCAAAGATATCGAAGCAGCTAGAAGAAGAGCATCTGCAGGTTCGAACGACTCAGTCATGACTACTTAGTTTGAGGATGCAGCACTGCTGCGTTTTCATCAAACGTAGTTACGATGAACTTGCATAGTTCAGACCTCATAATGTCGTCATTGTTAAAGGCTAAGCTGTACATACCAAAGGCTGCTGCAGCTGTGGTATTGAACATGTGGGAGATCTTCTCAAACCCTCCCTGCTTAGCTTTAGGTAAATCAGACTGGGCATTGTCTGCACATAAGATCATTTTCGTAAATTTACCTATACGGGTAAGTAGCGTTTGAATCTCGTTTACGGTCAGATTCTGCGCTTCGTCGACACAGATAAACCTGGCTGTCCAGCTGGCTCCACGGCAGAAGTTAATCGGCTGGTAAGTCACCCTATTCTCCCCCTTAAGACGCTTAACTTCCCCTGCAGGCAACAGCTCCTCAAGCTTATCTTCAAAAGGGCCCATGTAAGGTTCGTACTTTCCTGCAATATCTCCAGGCAGATAGCCCAACTTAGAATCTGCGGATTCTACGGCAGCACGTACAAAAACAAGATCAGACACTTTCTTCTTGTTCAATAACTCTAAGCCTATACGTACAGCAGAAAGTGTTTTACTGCTGCCTGCAGGACCAGACAGAAATATTACTCGGCTATCCCTGTCTGCTCCAAGCTCTATCAATGCTTGCTGCTTTTCAGTCCATGGAAGCTCTCTCACGTGGAGCTCAAAATCTATCTTCTCTCTCTGATATATTTTGGGGCTGTTGTCTGGTTTTGGTGTTTTAGGCTTAGGCATAATTTTGATTATAGGGCACCGACACATTAACTGATAGCTAAAAAAAGCCTGAGATTTAACTCAGGCTTTTAGGTTATTTAGGTTTGTTAACTACTCTAGCAGGACGCGCTGTCACAGCCTTGGCAAAAGCGTATCGCAGGTCGTCCATATCTTCTCGCATACGCTCTATGTCTGTACACCTGGTCTCCAGGTCAGCTATTCTGGTCTGTAGCTCCGCCAGATTACCCAGCTCCACTTTTACTTGTGTGCTTTTGAACGTCCCACACGCGGCAAACGCAAGTAGTATCAGCAATACCAAGTTATCCAATACTTGTTGTTTAAGCTTTTGAAAAAACATAATTTTTATTATTTAGCACTAGCATGGTATATTTGCGACTAAGTGTACGCGCATGTAGGGCATTTATTCGTAAACCTGCCGCACGGAAAGCCTCTTGGATTTTATGAGGCCGTCTAAAATTGCTGCCTTTATCTAAATACTCGCTTTTGAACTCTATATCGAACATCTTGAACAGTTCCAACCATACACGCCTGCGGTCGTAGAACTCTTGCACTGCATCAGCACAGCCCCGCAAGTCGAAGTCTTCTTTTATAGTTTGATAGTACCACATCTCGATACCAAATAAGACTTGCTGTGCCTCTAATGCTGCCTCTTTGAACCTGCACCTAGCTAACGCCTGTAACACCTCCCAAACCTCTTGGGCGGTGTGTGTAATGTGGTAGCGTATAGGAAGTGTCCTGCCGCCTAAAATATCATTATGCACTGCAGAGGCCTTGCGATTGACGCTACTCATTTATTATACAATTTACGCATGTCTGGTCCTATATAGTTAGCCCCAAAAGGAGAGGCATGCTCTAGTGTTATTATCGGATCTGATCCAAAAGTAGAATTGTAGTTTCCTGGCTGTATATTGTGCTCGGTGAGCTCAAGGTAATGTTGACCGTCGTGCTTACCGAGGTGTCTGAAAGCGTTAGGATTCACGTGAACACCGATCTCTTCATTTAATTCTCTTGCAGCTGCCTGTATAGGAGTTTCACCTTTCTCTATTCCCCCGCCTATATGCCTAACTTTGCCTATATTCGCAGGCCATTGAGGATTGTTTAGCTTTTCTAGTAAATATTGTCCCTTGTAAGGCAATACCACTCTCACCCTTTCTTGTGCGGCTATTTTTTGTGTCATACGTTTTTCAACATTTAACGGAATTAGCATTTTAGGTGCGTGTATCCGGAATCCGCTAGGCTTGTGTGTTAAGCCTACATATTTGTCGTTTGTCACGCTGTCTACCTTGAACTGCTTCGGATACTTCAGCATGAGACTGCCGAGAATCTCGTTTTTGCCCGCATAGTCGTTTTTATCGGAAAGCCGTTTGGCTTCAATAAGCTGCTTTAAAGCGTACGACTTGGCTATTTTAACTAAAAATGCAGGAAACACAGTCATAGGTAACTAACGCTCATGTTCTGTAATCATGATATTATACCATGTTTACTACCGCCAGCTAATAGTGGGGTGTGTTAGACGTAATTAGTCTTTGAGCCTAGTACGAGTAACGATGAATCAATCTTTTTGATGATGGTGAATCCGTATACATCTGTTCCGCTGCTGCTGGGCAAAGGCTCATCGCCGCCAGGCCACATTACGGTTGCGGTATTATCGTCGATAGTTAACGTACCAAATACTTTGGTGCCTGCGCTAAGATACGAGGATACAAGCACCGCCACATTAACTGTCTGCCCTGCCAGCATGGAGGCAGGCAAGGTCATCTTTAAATTGTAGGTTGTGGCTGTACCATTCAAAAAGAACAGCTGAGAATTGTTCAAATCTAGTACCACATCACCTGCAGCATTTCCAGGTGTACCTCCGTCTGCAGAAGCATCAAACTTCATACCTTCGCGAATTGGTGCAGTTAGGAGACCTGAATACGTTACCACGCCACCAGCTACACCTCCGACAAAGGCATTAACCAATATTTTAGCAAAAGCCACCGGAGCCACTACAAACGTAAGCCTTCCCTTACCTGCAATTGAGGGGTGGACTGCCACGGAATAGTCCATGCTTGGCGACTTAACAGAGCCATCAACACTAATCAGGTAGCCTGCAGGGTCCGTACCATTATAGCCATTTATAGTGAATACTTGTGTGGCCCCATCTCCTACCAACAACGTAGATGCAGTGCCTGCAACTGCGGTAACAAACCCCGTGGCTCCAGTTAAGCCGGTAGCTCCTGTTGGTCCTCCTGGTGCACCTACGTCTCCTTTAACTCCGGTAGCTCCAACCACACCAGTTGCACCAGTGGCTCCGTTAGTTCCATTAGTTCCATTAGTTCCTGCCGTCCCCTGTAGCCCTTGAGGGCCGACAACGTCAATAGCTCTCCAGTATGGACTGCCGCCTGGGGTGTCAGGTAGTTGCTCCGCACCGTGAGCTATCAGGCAAGTGTAGAATACACCTAAATGCAGTACAGTACTGTGTAAGGCATAATATGTAGTAGCGCCTGCGTAAATAGTATAAGCTCCTAGCTGGGTAGATACAGGGCCTGTCGGTCCTGTTAATCCGGTAGCCCCAGTTAGTCCTGTTAGTCCTGTTGCTCCTCTCGTACCTGTTGCTCCTTGTACTCCTGTAGCTCCTCTCGGACCTGTGGCTCCTTCGGACTGACCCCAGACTATAGCTGTACCACTCCACTTTAATAGCTCCCCAACATTAGGTGGAGTGTTAGAGATAGTCATGCCCCGCAATTTAGAGACATATACGTTTGTAGGGTCGTTAGATGTGGAGGCTGCATCCCCTGAGAGAGCATAACCTAATTGAGCTGCTGATGGTTTATTTAATGGCATAATATATATAGTTTAGTTTTAAGTTGGAGGTGTTGACACTGCACCGTTACTATAATAGACTTCACCGACATAGCCGGTAAAAGGAGATCCTGCTTCGTAGTACAAGTCGTTGAAGATACCGTTCCCACTCGCATTTAGTCCAGGTATCAGCGTACCTCCAATGTACCAGCCATCAGTATCGTTTGTTCCTGTGTATGGGTAGCCTCCTTCGTAGTACAATTGGTCTGATTCTCTAGTACCATCTCCATTCTCATCTAGTCCAGTTATCAGTACGCCCCCAATGTACCAGCTACTGCCAGAGCCTCCTGTGCCTACACTATTCAGGCCATCCATAAGTACACCCTCAATGTACCAGCCATTAGTACCGTTTGTTCCTGTGTATATACTGCCTCCTACGTAGTACAGTCCTCCGCTAGTACCAGTCCCACTCGCATTTAGCCCAGTCATAAGTACTCCATCAATGTACCAATACCCTGCATGAGCTCCTGTTCCTGGAGGATCTATCAAATTTGTGGCGTAGCCGCCGGATACGAAATAAAGAGACCCAAATTCATGCGGTGAAGTGAGATTCCATGGCGGTTGCGAATATAGATTCGCATTAACTAGCCCCGAGAATGGGGTACCATTGAGGAAATACTGCCAAGCGCCAGTTATTCCATTACCTGAGCTATCCAACGTAGTTGCTGCGCCTTGATAGTAATAGGTACCAGGTTCCGGTTCCGCCAACCATCCACTACCTGAGCTATTCAAAGCATACGGTACACCTGCGATGTAGTAAGGACCACTAGGTGTGAGCCATCCTGTACCTGCAACATTTAAGCCAGCAGCTATCAATCCTCCAATGTACCAACCATTAGTGCCGTTAGTTCCGGCGAATAGTGAGCCAGCCACATAATAGTAGCCTACAAAAGGCGAACCTGCAAGTGATACACCTGTACCGCTACTATTTAACCCGAAGTAAGGATACCCTCCAATACACCAGGATGTTCCGTTCCATCCAGTCAGTGGCGCGCCTCCAGAATAATAAAGCTCGCCAATCTGACCCGCGCCGAATTGGTCTAAGGTAAGCCGCTCTGTACCGTTAACGAAATAAGGGCCGCTAGGCGAAAGCCACCCTGTTCCGCTTTGATTCAATCCTATTTGTTTTACTCCTGAGACATACCAGCCGCCATCCCATCCACCCGTTCCTCCAGAGTTTAGAGTTGTCTCTGCTCCACCGATATGATAAATATCGGTTCCTGTAAGAGCATAGTCCACACCATTTAGAGCGTTCCCTACTTTATACCACAATAGCGGTTCAACTGTTCTGCGTCCGGTCCCTGACCCATTCAATCCGTCCACAATCGCACCAGCTATGTACCAGACTCCGCTATACTGGTTATTTACTACAGCACCATTTCCTGTGTACAAGCTTCCGTTAATGTAGTACTTTTGGCTTGAGGTATGTAGACCTGTACCTTGGCCATTTAACCCCCACATCCGTACACCCTCAATGTACCAGGCGTCTCCGTCCCCCCCTGTACCGGCACTATTTATCCCTGACTTATACACACCAGATATAAAGTACTTTTCCTCACTGACTACCCAGCCTGTTTTCAGTACGTTTTGTACATAATAAAGCCCCCCAAGATAGCCTGTCCCTTCACCATTCAAGCCTTGCTGTACCACACCTAGCACATAGGTCAGATCTCCGCTAGATCCTGTACCTTCACCATTTAATCCAGGGTAAGCGACCGTTAACATATAATATATGCCTAATGAGCCGCTGGTGTACTGAGGCGTATCGCCTACGTTGTTAGTGGTAATCCAGCCAGTACCCAGATAATTCACAAGGTCGCTATATACTCCTAGAATGTAGAACCTGCCACGATTGTAGTTGTTATCTTGCTGTGGGTCAGCATCATTACCTGTTACACTCCATCCTGTGCCCTCATTATTTAATCCTACCGTTAAACTACCGCTTACAAAGTATTTGTATGGTGATCCAAAAGGGTGAGCTGCCCAGTAACCTGTACCAGTAGAGCCAAATGGAGAAAGCACTCCGGACACATAATAACGGCTAGTTGATGGCTGCCAACCTGTACCCGTATAGGGCAATTCAACTATGTAGTCACCAGCAACGTAATACTTACCGTAATTTCCAGAGTTATCTTGATTTGGGTCAGAAGTATTACCCGTTATATGCCATCCTGTGCCGCTGCTATCTAACCCGGTAATTATCACGGCTGCAATGTACCAATAGCCTCCGTTGGAACCTGTACCCTCGCTGTTCAATCCTGACTTCCAGACGCCTTCGATGTAGAATTTCGCAGAGGGTGCGTGCCAACCTGTACCTGCAGTGTCCAAGCCTACTTTGAGTTCTCCTGCTACGTAGTAACCTTCTCCCAAGCCGATAGTAGGATCGTTAGGATCTTCATAGTGATAGCCAAAACCTGGGATTGAAAGCTCTGGATATTTGTAACCAGCTATAAACCACGTCGATTCAGCTGCAGAGTAGCCTGTTTTGAGATTACCGTCAGTGTAGTAACGGTGCTGCCAGTAACCTAAACCGGCACTGTCTAGAGTTGTAGGGTTTCTACTGATGTAGTACGTGCAAAAGTTACAACGAATATTTGTCTCTAGTCCGGCTGCGAATAAATAAGCGGCCCCGCTTCCGTACACTCTACCCAGGTCATAGAGCTCGTAAAACTCATCTAAAGTGTATAATCCTGCTGGTATATCATTAGGTGGAGTCACCTCACCACCACCAGCTATTCCAGATGTACGAATGCGATACTCTCTTTCTATAGTTTCTCCACCTATCCATCCTTTGAACACTTTCGCCATGAAAAGATTAGATAAATCGGTGTTGAATGTTTGATCAGGAGGCATCCACCCCACTGCTCCATCTGAGTTAAATATAGCCCACGGTTGTATCTTATTTAAGAAGTAGTTTTTAGTTCTTAAATACATTGCCTGAGCATTTGTAATAGATCCTATTTGCTCTAGGCCGATAGCGTCTACTTGTATGTTAGTTATCTCAGCAAAATTTCCAGGGTCTAGCGCAGCAAACTGCTGCCCGGTGAGGCTTAGTAATTGGTCTGTGGTTATACCTACAAATTGTAGAGAATTAAACCCAGCTATCTGCTCCTCTGTAAAAGAACTGAGTTGCTCTGTTGTAATTGCCTGAATCTGTGTGGTAGAAAATGCCTGGATGCGGTTAGCAGGTATCACATCAATCTGCTCAATAGTCAGTGCAGGTATAGCGGAGGCGCTGATAGCTCTCAGTTGAGGTACGTTAAGTAATTCTATGGCTGTGGTACTTACATATGGAAGTTGCTCAAGAGATAATGCACCTATAGCTGTAGTTGTAAGCGCACTCACAGCTGTAGTATTAAGACTCAATGCCGTAACGTCTCCGACGGTCATGCCAGCTACCTGGATAGATGTTATTGCGCCTCCCTGCTCAAGTGTAAGTGCCGCAATTTCTTCATCGGTCAGCACGCTAAATTGATAAGCTGACATCGCAGCGAAAGCAGTTGTAGTCATGCCAGGTAACGCCGCAGGAGACAAAAGACTTACCCAGTCACGGAAAAATTCGTCGTTTAGTCCGATTATTTGTGTACTAGTTAATGCCCCGATTTGACTTTCAGTTAATGCGCCTACAGCCGCGTTATTCAAGGCAGCCAGTTGTGGTGCACTGATACTGGCTATGGCAGATGCTGTAATTGCTGCGGCATCTTGAGGCTCGAGCGCGAAAATTTGTCCACCTGTAAACGCTGCAACTTGTGCAGTCGTCATGGCCGCTACTTGTGCAGGGGTTAGCGACGGAATGTCCGCTACTTCTATAGTCCTGACCTGAGTTGAAGTTAACGAACGAATTTGTGTGGTGGTCAAAGCTGCAATTTGTGCAGCAGTTAATGCTATGATTTTGGGCAGGCTCAGTGTCGATATTACCGTTGTGGAAAACGCCGCAATGTCCCTAGGTTCCATTGCAGCTAGCTGAATTGTACTCAATGTAGCTACCTGTGTAGAGGTTAATGCCCTCGCTTGAGTAGTTGAAATCGCCTGCAGCTGCTCGACCGAAAACTGCGCAATAGGTATGGCTGCAATCGCCGCTGCTGACAACGCTGATATATCTGGAACCTCTATCGCTGCAAGCTGAAGAGTACTCAAAGCCTCCGCCTGTGTAGAACTTAGCGCACCTATTTGAGAATATGTCAGTGCCGGAATATCCACCAGCTCTAATACACCTAGCTGTGCAGTAGTCAGCGCCTGAATTTGTGGAACAGTTAGTGCCGATATTTGCAGCGTGGTCATCGCCTCAATATTGTCCGTACTTAACGAAGCAATGACTGTGGTTGAAAAAGCTGCAATGTCTCTAGACTCCATCGACACCAATTGAAATGTGCTCAGCGTAGCCACCTGCACAGAAGTCAATGCTCTAGCTTGAGCTGTGGTAAGAGCTACTAGCTGTGTTGTAGAGAATTGAGATATAGGAATAACGGCTACCGCAGCTGGAAGCATGGCTGCCAGGTCTTGAGTTTCTAGTGCAGCTAACTGAGTGCTTGTAAATCCTACAGCTTGTGAGGCAGAGAACCCAGTCATTTGTGCGGCAGTAAGAACCGGAATGTCCTGCACTTCAATAGCCTGCACCTGCGATGTATTCAGCGCCTGAATTTGTGTAACAGTCAGTGCCGATATTTGCAGTGTGGTCAGCGCTTCAATCTTGTCTGTGCTTAGTGAAGCAATGACTGCGGTAGTCAAGGCTGCGACATCTCGCGACTCCAGCGCTTCGAACTGCAGCGTACTCAGTGTAGCCACCTGTGTAGAAGTCAACGCGCTAGCCTGAGCTGTGGTAAGAGCTACTAGCTGTGTTGTAGAGAATTGAGATATAGGAATAACGGCTACCGCAGCCGGGGTCAACGCAGCCAAATCCTGAGTTTCCATTGCCGCAAGTTGAGTGCTTGTAAATCCTTGTGCCTGTACAGCAGAGAAGCCTGCCATTTGTGCGGTGGTGAGAAAAGGGATGTCTCTGACCTCTATAGCTGCTAGTTGACTGGAAGTCAGTGCACCAAATTGGGTAAGGGTCATTGCGGCAATCTGTTGTTCCGTCAGCGCCTCAATTTTGGTTGATGTTAAAGAATTAATGACTGTGGTTGAAAGTACCGCTATGTCTCGAGGCTCTATAGCGTTGAGTTGTGAGGTAGTAAGCGATTCAATTTGAGTTGAAGTTAAAACAGCGACTTGTGCAGTAGTAAGCTCTGAGATCTGCTCTAGAGAAAATTGCGAAATAGATATTTCTGCTATGACTGTAGTTGTAATTGCAGCCAGATCATGAGGTTCTAGTGCAGCTAATTGTGTAGTGGTTAATGCTTTTACTTGAGCTGAACTGAGCGCGGCAGCCTGTGTAGGAGTCAGTGCCACTATTTCAGCTGTTGTGAGTGCACTTATGTTCGTAGTAGAAATTCCAGAAATAGCTGCAGTAGTCAAAACTGCAAAATCATGAGGCTCCATACTGGCCAGCTGTGTGGAAGTGAGTGCGCTGACTTGTGTGGATGTTAATGCACTTGCCTGTGTAGTGGTCAGTGCAACTATACCTAAAGTATTCAATGCAGCTAACTGTGTAGTTGAAAAGGCTTCCAGCTGCGCAGTAGTCAGTGCAGCCACTTGTAAAGATGTAAGCGCTGCAATACTTGCTGTACTGAGACCAGCTAACGCAGCAGTGGACAGTGCTGGGATGTCTTGAGTCTCCAGAGCTGCAATCTGATTAGGTTGAAATCCTGAAAGTTGTGTAGATGACAACGTAGCTACTTGCGCAGTAGTCAACGCCGGGATATCTTGAACTTCAATTCCTGCTAGCTGTGTGCTTGTGAACGAACCAACCTGTGTAGTAGTGAACGCCTCTATTTGAGACGAGGTCAATGCTGTCAGGTCAGCTGCAGTTAACCCAGTTAGCGCAGTGGTGGTAAGCACTACAATATCCCTTGTCTCTATCGCCTGCAGTTGCGTAGAAGTAAGACTGTTGAGCTGTGCAGACCCTAGTGCAGCTACCTGGTCAGTGGCCAAGGCTGTAATATCTTTAGGCTCAATCGCACTGAACTGTGTAGACGTAAATGAGTTTAATTGTGTAGATGTCAGCGCCTGTACCTGAGCCTCAGTGAGAGCCTGCATATCTCCTGTGTTAAGAGCTTGCAACGCTGATGTGGTTATAACTGCCAAGTCCCGAGGCTCGATGGTCTGTAACTGTGCCGAAGTCAGTGTTTCGATTTGCGCGGATGTAAGTACAGCAGCTTGCTCGGTAGTTATGGCCACCAATTGAGTGCTTGAAAAAATTGTCAGCTGGGTACTGGTAAGATTACTGAAAGAACTGGTATTAAATCCAGCCACCTGTTCGCCTGTAAGTAAAGCTACTGCCGTAGTCGTCAGTGCAATAGATTGCTCCGAAGTCATGGACTTTACATCAAACGGTGTAAGATTCTGTACTTCTTGGGTTGTGAGCGCAGCCACTTGTGAGGTTGTCTTTCCCACAACATCAGAAACAAATCTGAGTGCAGCATACTGTGGAGCAGTCAGTGCACTGAGTTGGGGCTGCAGTATACTGTTAACAGCTCCGGGAAGTATAGCTGCCAGCTGAGTTGTACTCATCGCCGACAACTGCGCTACGGATAAAGCTACAATGTTTGCCTCAGGAAATGCAGCTATCTGTGCGGTTGTGAGCGCTTGCACCTGCTCTACTGTCAACGCAGCTATCTGAGCTAAACTGAATGCAGCTACAACCTGAGGAGACAGAAGCCCGCTCAGTTGTTCCGGTGTAAGTGTGAGTATAGGTCCTGTACCCATACCTTTTACGTATCCCGCTGTCCATCTACTTGCAGGAAGTAAGACAGGAACTAGAAAGAACCGCATCCCTGTAGATAAAGCCGCACCGAATGAAGATAAGAATGACATAGGGTTATTAACCGAAAAATGATACAACGTTACCCAGTATTAAGAAGTCTGCAGAAGCTTTTTTTAATATTGTAAAACTGTAATTAGTGTATGAATTTATCGATGATCCTGCAGGCGGTGTACCAGCCAGCCAATAAACAGTTTTCAGTGCACCATCAACACTAACACTCGACATATTGTAGGCAGCATCTGCACCCTGTTTAACCATCAATACAAAACTCAAAGCTTGCCCAATTCCCATAACTGTATTTAATGAGAATTCTCCATTCCCCCTAATATTCAATGCAAACAGGTTAGCGGCGTTACCCTGAAATACCAATATTTGTTGAGAAAGAATATCGTAGTTTAAGGTTGAGGCAGGGCAACCTGAATCAAACATGCTAATTTCTCTAGCAGCTGCAGGTAGTACGGAATTGCCTGCCCCGTACGATGCAATTGATCTGACTAATATCTGCGTACCTGGGGTAGGAGGTGCAGTAGTCAGTAATAGTGTCCCTCCGTTGGCTGCAGTTATAGAATAGTTTGTACCAGGCACCTGGTCCATTGCACCCACACTTACAGTATAGCCATCTGGATCTATACCATTATATCCAAGAATAGGATAGTATAATACCTGCCCAGCTATTGAAGTAAATGTTGTAGATTTAGATCCTGTGGTGAGGAATATAACGCCTGTGGCACCTGTCGCACCAGAGCCTGCAGGTCCTGTGGCTCCTGTAGGTCCGTCTGGCCCTCCGCCGGCTCCTGTAGGGCCTACCACACCTGTGGATCCTTGGACCCCAGTAGCGCCATCGACACCAGTAGCTCCCGTTGCTCCGGTAGCTCCTTGCACGCCTGTGGATCCTTGCACGCCGGTAGATCCATCCACTCCACCTGATTCGCCCTTTGGTCCTGTAGATCCTGCAGGACCTGTTGCTCCTAATGAACCGGTCGCACCTAGCGCGCCTGTCGCTCCGGCAGTTCCTCCTGCACCAGTACCTACTTCAGTCCAACCTGCTCTGTCTGTATTTAATTTATATGCTTTATTGTCTTCTAAGCATGCTACGATTTGGCCTGCGTATCTGGCATTATTGGCTAAATACGCAGTTAGTTCGACGTTTGTGGCGAAAACGCTATGTAGGTCTAACGGTCCAGGGTATTGTCTTGAAAATTGAAGTGGGAATTCGAAAAAGGCCATATGTGTGAGAGAATAGTTAAATTACTACATTATAAGACATTGCCTGACCAATAGCGTTAGCTGGTACAAATCTGTAAACCTTATAATTTACAGCATAACCTGGACCTGCTCCCTCAACAGATGGCGTAAACAGGGTCCATGATCCTTTGACGTCAGTATTAAGAACACTTTCTTTGATACTAGTAACTGCTCGAATAGTATCTGGGTATGCCAACCATATACTCGTAACACCTACAGCAACAGGAATTGAAAACGCGGTGCCAGCTCCTGGACTATTTGCTGTACCTGAAAGGCTTCGTATAAAACTACTTGTAGGCTCCTGCACAGGGTTAGCTTGGTTTATCACTGCCGAACTTGTACCGTAGAAAAGCCTTCTATACCCTGTCATAGAGAATGCGCTCTCTGGTGTTGTAGCGCTACCGAGCGGTGCACCCGGCGGATAATCTGCACCAGTGCTGTCCTTAGCCTGCACACTACCCGCGGCGTAATCAACGGTAGCCCTGTAATAAACAGTGCTAGCTGTATAAGTAACGGCTCCTATAACTGACGTGTTTTGAGGCGCAGCCAGGGTTACATTGTTAATTGTATAATCTGTAGCTGCTCCTGCTCTTGCACCTTGTGTAGCACTCGTAGACCACGCGTTATTCACAATATTACCATTAATACTTCCAGGGCTATAGGTCACTGTTAGCGTTAGTGACCCTGTTGTACCTACCTCAGCAGTTGATGCTAAATTAGCGATTAATACTCCCGAAGGGGGTGTGAGGGTTGGGTAGAAAGTTGACACCAGTAACTTTTGAATAAACCCACCCAAAGTTGTACCGGAGTTGATTATAAAGCCTGCAGGTAATGCTCCTAGCGCTATGTTTGTAGTGATAGAGTCGGCGGTAACAGTCAAACTGGATCCTTCAGGTACATTGATGCTTCCTGCAGGTCCTGTCGCACCCAAGGCTCCTGTGGCTCCTGCTCCTGTAGCTCCTGCTGGTCCTGTAGCTCCATCTGGGCCAGTAGCTCCTATTCCTGTAGCGCCAGTAGAGCCTAGTACACCAGTGGCTCCTGTGGATCCTAATACAACTCCTGTGGCTCCTGTAGGTCCCACTACACCTGTCGAGCCATCAACACCAGTAGACCCTGTTACACCAGTAGCTCCCGTTACTCCTGTAGCACCATCGACACCAGTAGATCCTGTTACTCCTGTGGATCCTTGGACTCCTGTGGATCCTTGGACTCCTGTAGCACCATCAACACCTGTTGCTCCTGTTACTCCTGTGGATCCTTGGACTCCTGTGGATCCTTGGACTCCTGTAGCACCATCAACACCTGTTGCTCCCGTTACGCCTGTGGATCCTTGCACTCCAGTAGCGCCATCAACACCTGTTGCTCCTGTCACACCTGTGGAGCCTTGCACGCCGGTAGATCCCGTTACTCCAGTAGCACCATCAACACCTGTTGCTCCCGTTACTCCAGTAGATCCTTGCACGCCTGTAGCACCATCCACACCAGTGGATCCTTGGACTCCTGTGGATCCTTGTACTCCTGTGGATCCTTGCACGCCTGTAGAACCATCCACACCAGTGGATCCTTGGACTCCTGTGGATCCTTGTACTCCTGTGGATCCGTCAACACCAGTAGATCCTGTTACTCCTGTGGATCCTGTTACACCTGTTGCTCCTGTTACGCCTGTGGCTCCCTGAGAACCTGTAGCTCCGGTAGCGCCAGTACCCGAACCTATCCCAAGTTCTTCCCACGCAGTTCTATCTGGATTTAACTTATACGCTTTATTTGTTGCGACGCATGCGACAATTTGTCCTGCATACCTTAAAGAATTACTTAAATAGGCTGTAAGTTCAGCTTCTGTAGCGAAAACGGCGTGAACATCTAACGGTCCAGAATATAGCCGAGAATATTGAAGTGGAAAATCTAAAGGCATATGATTAGGCAGGTAAAGTTACTGAATATCTGACAGCGCTATTGAAAGGAGCATCTCCTGTCCACGTATATACTTTATAAGCTATGCCAGCTTCTGAGTTTGCTCCCTCTACAGTGAAAGGGGTTTTAACAAAGGTATTACCTACAGCCGTATTAGCCGCTTCTACGTATTTCACAGATTCATCCACTAGATCGCCATGGCTAGTAGCTGGATAGGCTATCCATATTTTAATAGAACCTGCAGGTATATTGATTGTGAAATTAGATGCTGTGCTAACAGCGGACCCTGTCAAACTACGTATGTTGTTGCTTGTTACTGGAGCCTTGGTACTAGTAGCGCCGTAGAACAATTTTCTATACCCTGTCATAGAGAATGCGCTCTCTGGTGTTGTCCCGGCCTCTAACGGCGCACCCAGCAGATAATCTGCACCGGTGCTGTCCTTAGCCTGTACACTACCCGCAGCATAATCAACGGTAGCCTTGTAAGAAACAGTGCTAGCTGTATAAGTAACGGCTCCTATAACTAACGTGTCTTGAGTCGCACCCAGGTTTACATTGTTAATTTTATAATTTGTAGCTGCTCCTGCCCTGAAGCCTTGAGAAGTGCTGGGACTCCATATGCCCCCTACGGTTTGTCCCACTATGCTTCCTCGATTATAAGCTACAGTTAAAGTTAAATTTTCCGTGGTGCCGATTTCAGCAGAACTAGATATGCTCCCGGCTAGTGAGGCGGTTGGAGGATTTAAAGTTGGGTAGAAAGTTGATACCAATAGCTTCACAACAAATTCCTGAAACGTTGTCCCTGTATTGATTAGTGTGTTTGCAGGTATTGAACCTACTGCGGTGTTTGAAGTGACCGATGACGATAGTGCAGCTAAAACTGTACCTTCAGGTATAGTAAGATCTCCTTTAGGTCCTGTCGCACCCAAGGCTCCAGTAGCCCCATCAACACCAGTAGCTCCTGTTACACCTGTTGCCCCTGCAACCCCAGTAGCTCCTAATCCTGTTGCGCCGACTGATCCAGTGGCTCCTGTGGATCCTAATACAATTCCTGTGGCTCCTGTAGGACCTACCACACCTGTTGAACCATCAACACCAGTGGATCCTGTTACCCCAGTAGCTCCCGTTACTCCAGTAGATCCTTGGACCCCAGTAGCACCATCCACACCAGTAGATCCTTGCACTCCTGTGGATCCTGTTACCCCAGTAGATCCTTGAACGCCGGTAGAGCCATCAACACCTGTGGATCCTTGCACGCCGGTAGATCCTTGAACGCCGGTAGAGCCATCAACACCAGTAGACCCTGTTACTCCTGTCGATCCTGTTATGCCGGTAGCTCCTGTAGATCCTGCGATTCCAGTTGCTCCAGTTGCTCCGGCAGGACCTGTGGCACCAATAGCACTTCCGACCTTTATGACAAGATCTCCGTCGGCTATGCCGGTAGCAAACCAGTATTCAGCCATTATATTACTTACGGTACCTACACCCACTATCAAGCCATGATATCTAACGCTTGGTAGCAGTGCAGCTAGCGCTGCTTCTGGTCCAGTATATGGACCGTATCTATGGTCAGTAGGTCTAGGAGCAAGTACATTAATGTTGTCGCTAAGAGGAATAGGCATAAACTATATTAGTTACGAAATTGTACTGGAGTTGTACCTGCATATGCAGCTGGAAAGGCACTTATATACACCCTAAAATTAGTTGTCCATTTACTTGCAGGTGCGATAATAGACTTGGTTACTGGCGCTAATATAGCCTGCCCTGCACCTATAGGGGCATTGTCAAGGGCGCTAATGTAGTAATTTGTTTTATCTGAGTACATTGCAGCATGCGCAAACCAAATGTATTCGCTAGGAGTATTGTTAAAGGTTATAGTCACAGGCGATACTGATGCAGGCGCTAGTACTTTAGTTGCACCGATTCCTGTATTTATCGCCGCAGCTATAGTGTTTACGGTAGGTTGTGTAGCAGATTTACCGAAGTAATATGGATATATACCTGCAAATGAATATGGAATAGAAACGGCCGTACCGCCGCCAGCGTAAGGGTTATCTACCAGCACGCCTCTACTGTTTTTTAATTGTTGCCCTCCTGCCGGGTAAGTAGCTTCAAACTGCAGAGTGACTGGAGTCGTGGTAGCGGTGATTAATGGCGGATTATTTGGGCTACCATAGTTCATGCTCACACTATACTCTATATTCGGACCATTAGGGTTAGCATACCCGAATTGAGGACCAAGGTAATAGGTTATCGCCGGGTTATTTAGCTCAATTGTATCAAAAATGTCCATAGTCCGCTTAACTTCCCCGTTTTGTTTAAGTACAATAGTGGGTGCTCCAACATTGGCATTATTTTTAAAGTAGGTGGCAGAGACAGCGTTGAAGAAATCTCCTAGCCCATCAGCCGGCCGGCCGATACTTAATTTATCTCCTACTTCTACGGTACCTAAATTAAACCTGCTCCACATCAGAGGGGCAGCTATCGTGGGTGCAGTCACTGGGAACAATAGCTCGTCGATTACATAGCTCATCGACTTATCTTTCCAATCTGACGCTGGTCTTGCTGTAGCTCCTCCTACAGTCGTACTCATCATCGCATCAATCACACTAGGTACGTAATTTCCCCCTGCTCCAGTAGCTCCTACTGGTCCTGTGGCCCCTTCCACACCGGTAGCACCAGTAGATCCTTGCACACCTGTGGATCCTTGTACTCCTGTTGCTCCTGTTGCTCCCGTTACTCCAGTAGCACCATCAACACCAGTAGATCCTTGCAATCCTGTGGCTCCTGTCGAACCCATAAGTCCTGTTGCACCTGATAACCCAGTTGCCCCATAAGTACCTGTTGCACCAGTTGCGCCAGTTGCCCCATTACCTCCTCCGCCAGCAAAGGACGCCAATGTCCAGTTAGCTATTGTATTTGGTACTGCCCCAGTACCTGTATTCCTAGACTGGGCCCCTATTAGTTTATACTTGTAATAGCTGTCACCGGCACGTTCAGTAGCTGGAACAGGAGGAGTAGCAGCTGGGTCTCCGTCAGCTTCAGTGTACGCTGTCTTCACGTACACAAGCATCCCTTCTTGTAGACGCTGCCCTGGTATGTTTAAGAGTTTATCTGTGCCTGTACCTGTAATGCTTTGTAATGTGCCTCGCAGATCAGTATCAAGTACTACAGGTGCTGGCGAGGCAGAGGTCCAAGTTCCTGGCCAGTAATTCGGAGACAGTCCGTCAAAATTTGCACTCATATTAAGATATACTCACGTATGTTGTTCCTGGCTGCAGCGTGAAGCCCCAAAGTCTATAAGCTTCTTTAGTTTGGTCTGTAGGTAAAGGGTTAGGTCCTAGATCTACAGATCTTTGAACCACACCTGCAACGTTTGCTGCATCTTCAGCTTTAGTACCTGTCTTAAACGCAGTGGGAGGTGAAGCTGCATTGCGTACACCAAACCAGAATGCTACAGGATTTCCTGCAGGCACGGTAATGAGGCCTGCAAACGCTTTAGCTTGACTGTCGAGTACTTGCACACCTCCAGCAAACCCATCACCGCTGACGATAGTTGCCTCAGTAGGTACAATCGAAGTCTCCGCTGTAAACACATAGAATGACGGGTACGTGAACTGTGCATTTGTATTTACGCTGGCTGACTCAGTCGGACCTAAAGTGACTGTGACAGGCGTATTTCCGATAACACTGCTGGGTCTTTCGCAGGTGGTAGTTAACGTTACGTTTGTAGTGGTGGATGCTGCATTGGTTTTATTGATTGGTGTATCAAAGGTCAATGTACCTGCATCAGTAGTGTTATAAGGAGCGCTAGCTTTGCTATTGTTTGCAGTGATACTGAACGTCCTGTTTGCAGCAAAAGAAATGTTTGGAGTAGATGGTGTATACGTGGTAGAGGTGTACGCTCTAAGAAATGTATTTCCTGTCAATGGAGTGATTGCTATATTGTGAGTAGCGTCTCTCCATGTAAAAATGACTCGCGATTTGGCAGGGCTCTCAACTGTAGGCCATGGCCCCACTACCCCAGCATTTGAATAATTTACAGTAACATCTGCGCTGGCTGTGCCTCCCAGATAATTATCAGATGTAGAAAGTATTTTCTCTGTACCTACAGGATATGTTAGTAGCATGTTTGTTAACGAAGCTCCTATAGTTCCTGTCCTTGTATATTTATCTAACCCAGGGAACACACCTGTAATCGGTGTAAGACTCAGAGGCTCTGTAATAAATTGGGCTGGAGTATCCGTCGGATTAGTGGCTGCAATGAACCATGACGCGACCGGAATATCCCAATTAAGAGTAATATTTGACTGTATTAACGTAGGATTGAAAGAAGCCAGCGTCAGTTCTAGGATACCATTCAGCAGCGAGACTGTACGGATAGGGGCTACTACATCTGGTGTACCGTTGTCACGAAAACCTGTTAACCTTCTTACAGAAGCTGCGGTAGTAAATACAAGGTTACCTGCAGCATTTCCTGGTGCTCCTGAAGCACCAGTAGCTCCTGTGGGTCCACCTGCCGGACCTGTAGCTCCTTCAGGTCCTGTTGCACCATAACCTGTAGCTCCAGCAGTACCGGTAGCTCCAGCGACCCCTGTCGCACCTGCGCCAGTTGCACCAGCAGGTCCTGACTGTGCGTATAATAGTTGTCTGATGGCTAACGTGGCTGAGGGTACAGGCACCCCGCCGTAAGCAATAGCTTTTACCAAATACATTACACCTGCACCGCTTGCCTGCTTTAGTCCGATATAAAATCCTGCACTTGTATCCGTTACATTTAAAATAAATGTATTAGCTACCTCTCTAATGGTAGTGGTTGCGATAGGAATGTAATGAACTTCGGTGGTGTTAGGTGCTAACCCTGGACTTGTACCACCTACAAACTGACCATATACTGTCAAATTTCTAGCTACGCTAGAATTCGTAACATAGAAGGTATATGAAATTTCGTAAATACCACCTTTGGCAAAAGAAATAATTCCGTTAGTTATAGTGATACCTTCAGCACTAGCTGCAGTAGCAGTAGGTCTCATCAACCGGACCTCAACATCTATAGGAATAACTACATCTGCATCAGATACAGCATTTTTAACAATAGCGTATGTACCTGGCACAACTACAGCAGGAGCTCCGGTAGCTCCAGTTAATCCTGTGGCTCCAATTCCTGTAGCTCCGGTTAATCCGGTAGCTCCGGTTAATCCGGTAGCACCAGTAGCTCCGCTAGGGCCTGTAGCTCCGTCTGGTCCAGTAGCTCCACTAGGTCCAGTAGCTCCACTAGGTCCAGTAGCTCCATCTGGTCCAGTAGCTCCGGTGGCACCTAGTCCTGTAGCTCCGTCTGGTCCAGTGGCTCCAGTTGCACCTAATCCAGTAGCTCCAGTTGCACCTAATCCGGTAGCACCGCTAGGTCCAGTAGCTCCTTCAGGTCCTGTAGCACCGCTAGGTCCGGTAGCTCCTGCACCTGTAGCTCCAGTTGATCCTAGACTGCCTGTGGCCCCGGTAGCTCCTAAAAATCCGGTAGCGCCTGTTGCCCCTAAACCAGTAGCACCGACTACCCCTGTTGCACCTAACGAGCCTGTCGCGCCAGTGGCTCCAATTCCAGTTGCACCAGTTGCCCCTAGTCCGGTAGCACCTGTTGCTCCTCTAGCTCCTGTAGCGCCTGTTGCTCCATCTGCTCCTGCAGAACCTGTTATAAAAGTACCCGCCGTCCCGGCTGCTGGTGCTGATGTAGAAAAGAACATATATGTATATTATGCTTCGTAAGCCACGTATCTTTTAGCGGCGCTACAAAAGACGTGTATTGCGTTGGTAGGTACGAAATTTTCCCATGCAATCCCGCCTCCGCCGGCACCTATGACTATACCGTTTGAACCTTTGGCGTCGCCTATACTAATAAACATACTGATATCAGAAGGATTCTGAAAAAAGAAATATTGCCTTTCAGGGTTAGCGGCAACTATTTGTAGGCTGACACCAGCGGGGGTCAATGCACCGGTAGGATTGAGATTTGTAAACGAAGCAGCTTTAGGGGTGCCCGACACCATCAAATTACCTTCAATATCTGTACGTACAGGATTAATTGCGTTATCAGCACCTACCCCACACACAATGACAGTTTCGGTTTCAGGTGAAGCATACATTGCATCGATATTCTTCTCTATCCATTTTTCACCATCTGAATAGTAATATCTTCCAAGATCTGTAGCAAAAAAATAAGTACCGTACTGGCCTGGTGCGTTAGGCAGGAGGCGAGTAGCTAAAGGGCCTGAGTTGGTAGTCTTGTTCAGAGTCATAAAATTAAGTAGTGTAGGGTGATTATAACAAAGCCTAACTATTTTGTCACACTTATCCTACCAGAAGATTTAGCCAATTGTCGAGAGAGTATTTCCAGTCAAAATTATCTTTTGCGTACTGCTGAGCTCTTTCACACTCAGTTTTGTATACTTTTGGATCTGTGCACGCCAACAGAGCTTTCCTAGCATCTTCGACGAAACCCTCGTCGTCAGTTCTGCAGAGCATGCCTGCGGCACCATTAAAATAACCTACTTCTGTAGATATCACCAACCTGCCTGCGGCAGCAGCTTCCATTGAAGGAAGTCCTGCTGTCTCGCTAGATGATGGCACCAGTATGGCGTCAATTGTCGGATAATATCCTGACATGCATATGTGATTATAAAACTCATGAACCTTAAAATTAAAAGGCATACCCTCCATTACAGGAGGAATAAGATGTGTGCGCTTACAGTCTACGTCATAAACGGTCTTGTGTGCACTATCTCCAGCGTAGCCTACAACTCTCAAAGACTCTGCTACAGGTGTGTAATAATGATCAAAGTCTATACCTACACGTACAAGCTCTGGTGTTCTTGCTATACCCCTAGCAAGAGAAGCCGCTATCAGATCAGAATGCACAACGCCATAGCTTTTTAACTCGTTGAACATCTGCACGCCCACTGTCTGAATTCCCCCTTCAATGTCTCTTTCTGAGTGCGCTATTGAAACTATTTTTGAAGGAGATATACCTGCAGCCACTAACGCAAACACGGCTTCAGGTGTAGTGACGAACGTATCATATCTTGAGTTTAAAAGATTGTATTCATTGCTAGTATACGGCTGTGTCCAATCTAGTAGCTGTGAGAATATCTTATGTTCCCACAGTCTTTTAATCAACGCATGGTGTATTTGACCGAAAGCCCATCTATTTTGAGTAAAGAATAATACAGTGTGTTGTTTCATGCTATTTGCGAAATATTAATACCAATTCGTCACCTGATTGTGCTCCCGTCTCATATCCGTGTGATGCAGCCTGCGTGAGTAGCATCTGTAACTCTTTGCGACAAGTCATACCGTTATTTTCAAAAATAATCTTACGAGGTAGCCACTCTTTTTCTTTACCGCTGTGTTCAAAATATCTGAAAAAACTCATCAGAATTCTACAATCAGCTCCCTCAGTATCTGTTTTAAGTGTTTTTATTCCCTCGACGTCATGCTCATCAAGTATTTTTCCTATAGGTAACTGGAGCACATTTTCTTTTCTAACAATGTCGCGGATGTTTAGCTTTAAGTGCTCTACATGGTAATCATCTATTCTATTACAACCTCTCAGCCACGAAGGTAAATTACGGCGAGCTATATCGTCAGGATGTACGTAATATATTGTGCTTATTCTTTCAATATCGTCAAACGCTACAGCTAATTTTAATTTTTTAACGTTAGGTTTATCAGGTAATCTGTCTAGGTAGTAACCCAACGGCTCAATAACAAGGCCGACGCTGTCTTCAGCGCATGTCTGCACTATAGTGTCAAAATCACTAGTCCCTATTTCTATAAAATCAAAATTACTCATAGCTAGTAAGCAGTTCTACATATTTGTTTATTACGTTGTCCCAGTCATAATGCTCTCGCGCATACTGCTGGGCTCTTTCACAATTATCTCTGTATACGACAGGGTCTTTACAACGTTCAAGATGAGAAACCGCATCAATTATAAACTCTTCATCTGGAAGCCTACACAGCAACCCAGAGCTACCATCAAAGCTGCCGGCTTGGGCTGCAAGTACAAGCCTACCTGCTGCAGCCGCCTCCATTGCAGGTAGTCCGCAACCCTCATATTTCGACGTTACCAATAAACTATCTATGGTCTCATAATAGCCAGCCACACACATGTGGTACATCCTGTTGTTTATTTTCAATGGTAGTTCTGCAGCTTCTGAAATAGGCTTTAAAAGATACGACCTCTTAAAGTCTGAAAAATCGCTCATTTCGCTTGAAGCTGCTCCTGCATAGCCAAGTGTTTTGAGGCTAGGGCTTATTGAAGAATAGAAATAATCAAAATCTATACCGTTAGGTACAACTAAAGGTACACGAGATATGCCGGCTCTGTGTGACACATCGACCAAGTGCTCATGGATCACACCGTAAGCTTGCAACTCGTCATACATTCCTAGCCCGCACCTATTTATGCCAAATATAATATCTTTTTCATGATGTGCTACAGCAATAATTTTAGACTTAGGTATGTTGTACGACATTACACTATCTATCGCGCTAGGTTCGGTAACTATTGCGTCGAATTTACGCATCAAGAACTCAAATTCTTGATGCGTGTAGCTTTTGCGCCAATCTAATATGTGGGCATAGATGCCGTACTTAGCCAGTCTTCTGGTGAGGGAGTTATAAATCTGCCCAAAGGCCCAGTCGTTCTCGAAAAAGAACAATACTCTTTTTTTATTCATAATAACTAAAGGTATGGGGTGGAGGAGGCGACTACGTGCAGCGTAATCCTAGGAGGTCAACTCCCGATCGGTATAACACCAGTCCAACCTCCTCCGCCCAAAGTAAATATCAATTACACATACAGAGCTTTGTAGTTAAGCCCTACACCTGTAGTCAAAGGACGGTTATGATCTTCATACCAGCCTGCTTTATTAAACACGTCCGAGAAATCAGCAAAGGCTCGTTCAAACTTCGGACGCACTGCATCTAAGCTAAAGTTGTCTCTAGCAAAATTAGTCATTTTTGTGCGATCGACGGTATCAACCAATCTGATTGCGCGTTGAATGTCTCCCATAGTATTACAACGAAAACCGTTAACTCCATCCACCACGTACTCAGTCATCGCACCAACGTCTGAGCATACCGGGACACAACCACTGAGCATCATCTCTACAGCCGTGCCACCAAACGGCTCCCAGTAAGTAGAGAGTAGAAACCCGAACTTAGCACGACTCATGAGATCTTTTCTTTTGTTAAGATCTGCATAGCCTAGATACTCGACATGTTCAGGCCAACTCTGCATGCCGATGTCTGTGGGTCCTCCCTGTCCACACACTTTAAGTTTAACTCCCATACGCTTGCACGCATCAATGGCGATATCCAACCCTTTATTTGTTCCAATTCTGCCAATATACAATGCAAAATCATCCCGCTCAGCCTTGGACTCAAAGTCATTCAAGTTAAAATAATTGGGCACTACCCGCCAGTACCACTGAGGATTACAATACGATACGCCGCTAGTTCCTACAAATGCTCCTCGTAAAGGATATGACTCATAGCATCTGAATTGAGCAAACGCCCAGCCACAGCCAATACCAGGCTCCACTATAATGAGATCTCCTTCATTAGCTCCTTGCGCAGCTGCTTGTGTGCCTCCCCAGAAACAGAGCACCAAGTCACCGCGCTTTTTACGCTTTTTGATTTCTACTGCAGCACGAGCATTAAACGTTACATGTGCGTGATCATCTGAGCTGTGCTTAAAAAAGTTCTTTTTCCAGTCGTACCCTCCGTATGCCTGCGCCAGCACGTCGTTGTCAGTTACATCAACTTGTTCGTGCGCATCAGTGACAGACTCGTTGTGGCCGTAATGAATTGTACGGTATTCTGTAGAATCTTTGAACATCGTCAAAAACTTACGAACTTTCTGGGTAAACGCACACGCAACATATTCTTCGTTGGTGATTGTATGTGGTAGGGCTAAGCAGTGAATATTAGTCATATTGACATATTACAGCTAATTTTCAAAAAAACGCAATACCTTATAAGTAAAAAAGCGAAGACCGCTCTATTTTTTAGATAGAGCGGTCTCACCACAACTATACTGTCAGGCTACTAGTTAAATAGTAGTAGGCTGCCATTCACTTGCGCTCGCGTTCCAGGCCAGCACTTGCCCGTTCGTGGGGGCAGTATTTGACACGTTGCGCCCCTGAATCTGCGTTATATTGCCTCCGCCAGTGGCTCCTGTTACACCAGTTGCTCCGCGAGAACCGGTCACCTGAATAGCAAACACATCAATTTTTGATCCGTTTGCAATTGCAGATGGGAACTCTATTTTACTGCCTGCTTGGGTTGACCCGGTTATTGTGAACCCGCCATTGTTTTGATCTGGTCTCTGGAATACACCGTCAACGTAAACAAGATAACCTGACTCATCGTTCTGAGGACCATCCCAGCCGGTAATTGGACCGAACTCAGTCAGAGTACCGTTTCCGGTAAACTGTGGCGAGAGTATGCCCCCACCCAGTACGACACCAGTAGGACCAGTAGGACCAGTTTCACCAGTAGCACCCACACCTGTAGGACCAGTTTCCCCAGTTGCACCAGCGGGACCAAGATCACCAGTAGCACCGCTAGCACCAGTAGGACCGGCATCACCAGTAGACCCAGTTGGACCAGATGGTCCAGTATAACCACTAGGTCCTGTCTCTCCAGTTGCACCGGTGTTACCAGTAGCTCCGGACCCGCTAGCACCAGTAGGGCCAGTTTCACCAGTAGCTCCATTGATGCCAGTAGGCCCAGTAGGGCCAGTTTCACCGGTAGCACCTACGCCGGTAGGACCAGTAGGACCAGTTTCACCGGTAGCACCTACGCCTGTAGGACCAGTTTCACCAGTTGCACCAGTGGGTCCGCCTGCAGGGCCGGTAGGACCTGTAGGCCCAGTCTCCCCTACACCAGTAGGACCGATATCCCCAGTAGGTCCGACATCACCGGTAGCACCTGTATCCCCAGTAGCACCTACGCCTGTAGCACCAGTTTCCCCAGTAGGCCCAGTTTCCCCGGTAGCACCAGTAGGACCGCCTGCAGGGCCGGTAGGGCCAGTCTCACCTGTAGGTCCAGTAGGTCCAGTCTCACCCACACCAGTAGCACCAGTTTCCCCAGTAGCGCCCACACCAGTAGGCCCAGTTTCACCAGTAGCGCCCACACCTGTAGGACCAGTAGGGCCAGTATCCCCAGTTGCACCTGGCTGCCCTGTAGCTCCTGTGTCTCCCGAAGCGCCGATGCCGGTAGGTCCAGTAGGCCCAGTCTCACCCACACCAGTAGGCCCAGTTTCCCCAGTAGCTCCATTGATGCCTGTAGGACCAGTTTCCCCAGTAGAACCAGTAGGACCGATATCTCCAGTAGAACCAGTAGGACCGATATCTCCAGTAGAACCAGTAGGACCGATATCTCCAGTAGAACCAGTAGGACCAGTAGGACCAAGATCACCAGTAGCTCCCACACCAGTAGGACCGATATCACCAGTAGAACCGGTAGGACCAATATCACCGGTAGCACCTGTATCCCCAGTAGCACCTACAGGTCCAAGATCACCAGTAGCACCGGTAGGCCCAGTAGGACCGGCATCACCAGTAGGACCGATATCACCGGTAGGACCGATATCACCAGTAGAACCAGTAGG